AATTGTGTTTATTTTTTTAGTACCACTAATTGAATTATTTGTTTTTACCACATTTTCAACCTCCACTTCAAATGCTTTTGGATTTATTGCTTTTATACTATTTGTAGCATCTTTTAATTTTAACTTTAATTTATCATAATAACCATTTGCATCTTTTAATTTAGCATAAGTATTAGATGCTAAAGCTTGCTGCATTGGATCCTCACCATATAACCAATTAACAATATAAGCACTAACAGTAGGGTCTATGTTTGGGTCATTTTGATTTGCAACATTCCATTGATCCAACTTACCCTCAACTCTTTGCATCTGTCTAGCCATATAATCAATATATGCACCTAATGATGGGAATAATGCAAATGGGATTTCACTATCTGTAACTAAATTCTTTGCACAGAAAAATTGTTCGATGTTTTGATTATAATTTGTTATTCCCCCCCTATTATAAGTCAACCAAACATTGCCAAAATTGAAATGATTTGCCTTGAAATTCTTACCATCAAAAGATGCCAAATATGATATTTTGTATATCAAATTAGCATAATTTACATTTGGAACTTTTTCTGTTATTGCCTTATACATTTCTTGTGATGAGATTGTTTCAATCTTAACTTCATTATTTTGTGAGAATTGTGCATATGCTGAATATAATAAAACGCCGCAGCCACTACTACTTGTTGGAATTGTTTTTGATGCTTGGTTATTATTTGTTGCAGTATCTTGACCAATCTTATCACTCTGTATTGTTTTTGAAAATTGACTTTGTATCTTGGTAAGTAAATTTTCATTTATACTAGATAAGTATGTATCTATTGTTGGGGGTGAATAAATACTTTGCCTAACCCCTTTAAACATTGTTTCAAATGTGCCTGGGCCTATCTCATGGCTAACTTCTGTAATGAAATAAGGACCTTCAAACATTGGTAAATGTTGCAATTTAAAATACATAGTTGGTTGAATAAGTGCATTACCCATACTTCTTATTGTTGCAGTATAACTTAAATTTTTATATAAATTAAACATTGAGTTATTCTGTGTGGCTACCCCCCTATTTGAAACTAAATTTCTTATATTCTCAATCATTTGGATTGATTCTGCTGTTGCTGTACCATTATTTTGGTCAACATCAACACCATAAAAAATTGCTTGATTTTGTGCACCAACATCAACAAGAAAACTAACACATTTATTTGATTGCGACCAATCACTCTTATTTGTTTGATCCTCCAAAAAAGGTATTTCTTGTGACCTATCCCAATCAAAAGAATCATCATGAAACCTAAAATCCCTATTGCCTTTCAATGTTGTGGAATCCCTTCCAGAATAAACACAAACCAATTTTGGTCCAGATTTTCTATAATCAACATTGGTAAATAAACCCCAAGTATCATTAGCAACTTCTGTTGCACTTTGCACAACATCATTTATTGAATCCCCAGGTGATAATGCCCCATAAAAATTAACATAAGATGGCATTGGAAAAATATTAAAATTGTTCTTTGTTAATAAACCACCTATGAAATTAAATACCGGCATATTAAGATTGATATTCCTATCATTAAAAATCCTCTTCAAATCAAATATATCTGCATAATATAAGTCCCCAATATTTCTTGAACCCCTATCCAAGAATAAAACATCCTCAAATAAAGTTCTACTCCTAAAATCAGAACCTGAAATCCATTTGTCATTTATTGCTTTAAATGTTTCATACAAATCATATTTTGATATTTTACTATCAACAGCTGTATCAATTACATTTACTTGGGCTATACTAACATTACTAATATCCGCTTTAACTTTATCTAAAGTATTTGTCAAAGTGTTGGATAATAAAGAATTTAAAGTATCTTGATTTGTTTTTAAAATACCATAAAACCCATTTGATGTTAGTTGGGGGTTTTTATATTTCTGTGTTGCATATATTTTAATTAAATGTGCAAATCTAATAACATTAGCCTCATTGAATTCAATACTATTCTCAATAAAGAAATTAGTTATACTTGAGCTAGTGTCAGCATATTTCAATCCATTTATTGTTGAGAATCCAACATGTAATTTAAGTGCTTTCCAAGCTGCTGGATTTGCAGCCTCTGATACCAATAAAGATACCTCATTTGGTAATGTGTTCCTAACGTAAGGATTGAATCTTACTGGATTAGATATAGATGACTTATTACTAATATGGTTAAGTAAGGAATTGTAGGTTATGTGATTATATTGTGTTGGATTGCCATATTTAAACAATACATCATAATTTAAAAAGTTTGATAAAACTCTTTTAATATTATTGGTTTGAAATATTGTAGATTGATGATGAAATGTTATTAATTGTAAATTTAATAAATTAGGTGGCACTTCCATCAACTGCCTAAATAGTAATTGGAAATTTCTAAATTGCGTATTCTCATCTTGATAATCTAAACCTAATAAACTTATTTGGGCAGCATCATCAACAATATCAATATCGTATATTGATTTGCTAAAATCTAAAAACTCTTTTTCAAATAAATTTAATGTTTCATAATCAAAAACCGCAAATATATCTTCAATACTTGAATATGTTGTAGTTGTATCCCCCAAGGTGAATGCGTTATCTGTGTCTTTTTGCACATTAAAATATTCATTATAACTTGGTTTTTTTAAATCATTAAAATCAAAAGTATTAACATTATCCCCATATATTAATTTAACTGACCCATTATGTGTTACTTTTAACAATTCATCCTCTGAATATGAACTTGTTTCTGTTTCTTCTTTAAATGAATTAAATGATGGGAAAGTATAATATTTGGCTGTTAAATCAAATTGATTATCTTCACAATAATCTGAAAATAAAATACTGTCATATATGTTTTGTGGTACAAGAACACCCCAATTGTAAAAAGTATAACCACTTTTATTACTATAATTTAATGTATTTATAATTTTAACCCCCCTATTTTCTGCATTACTAATTTCTTCATTGGTATAATCCTTAAACAAATCAAAACCATTAACAAAAACATTGTAATCATTTATTAATTTTGGATAAAACCCTGTGTTTATTTTTTTATCATCCTTTAATTTAATTTTTATATCCTTATTTACATTATAAACAAAATCTGGATCTGTATTATAATTTTGTTTATAATCAAAATCTTTCCAAACCTCATCAAGAATATCCACATTGCTATTCACATAAGTCTTATATCTATGCCATATTGAACCATATTTCAATATCCAAGCATAAGGTAACTTATGTATTGCAGAATATTTAACAAAAGATGAGAATACAAATCCATTTTTTTTATTTGTATTTTTGTCAATAAAAAAATCATTTAGATTAGCTAATGGTAATGAATTTAAAAAGATATAAGATGCTGTCACAAATGGAGTCTTGTTATTTACTCTCCATTTCTCTATACCAGAACTAATAGCATTGATAAAGATTGGGGTATTCAACAAAGAAATGCTCTTTTTAGCCAAATAATTATCTTGATATATTTCACCATATGTCAATTTTTTAGTCTTATCATCTGGAAAATATTTAAATGGCCTATTATTTATTATATCATTTACCTCTCTAAAGTTTGTAATAACATTCCTGCTTGTATTAAATAATATTGTATCTTTTGTATTATATATATCTAATATATTATCCTTAATACCTAAATTTGATTCTACCCAATTTGAATCAGAATATGGATACACCCAATTAATATTGTTAGTTATTGGTGCTTGTCTAATCTTATCCACTATTTTATTAATCTCACTACTATCAATTGGGTTAATAAACTTATCACTTAGTTTTGTGTAGGTGTCAATGTTATATATCTGACTTGGATAAGATGCCAAATTGTTTATGTAATTTGTATTGTAATACCCATCTAAATACCTTTGGTAATTTTCTGAAACCCCATTTGATATTTGCAACAATAAATCATCATAATTGTCTCCATCAAGACCACCTTCTGAATTTAAATATTTTTGCAATTTTTGTAGAAACAAAATAGAATTTGATTCTAAACTTGTTTTAATATTCTTAAATTCATTTATTGACACAAAATCAATAATTGTTGTATCACTTGTTTGGGGTATTGACCCCAAGCCAGACGTATATATGGAATAAAAATGCCTGTCCCAAATCTCATAAAGAAATTGCGCATTGGATATAGAAAAATATGGTAAATTTGTAAAAGGGTATTCATTTGTATTAAAACAAAATCTTGTGTTAATATACTCATCATTATTTAATACATCATTTGATGAGGGGGAATCAAACCTTTTAACTAACCCTTTTAGATATTCTTCAACAAACTCAACTTCTGGCCATTTATCATAGTAATAGGCTTTTGTTGTTTGTATGATATTAGGATCCCCAGGATATATTAATTCATATTTATTGGCTTTTTCTTTATTTGTTTCATAAAACACCAATGGCCAAGGAAACACAACTTTCTCATTCTTTGGTATATCATTATTATCATCATTGATAACACTATTAAATCTATCCAAATCTTCTTTTACTGCCCAAGCATTCTCATGAACATCCTCAAGCAACCTCAAAAAGGCTTCTGTTGATGCCATAATAACTGCAATAATATTTTTAATGGTTGGTTTAAATCCAATTCCAGTTTCTTTATTTTCAATCTTTTTAGCCAACTCAAGGCTTAATGCTTTCTCAATATTATTATATTCACGTATAAATGTTGATTCAATATTATTTATCTCCTTTGTAAACTTGTTCATTACAAAAAAAGGTGCAGTCTTATTAACACCATCCAAAGTATAGTCAATGAATATTTTGTTTCTAATATTCTTACAATATTCATTAGTGTCTATGTTTGGACTAACAAACCCCCCTCTTGATTCAAAAGTTTTAGTACAATTAATTTGGTCTTCTGTTATAGAAGTAACCAATAAATCATAATTTATATTATTATTTATTTGATGAGTTCTATTTTTACCAAATGTTTCATTATCCAATAAAGATTTATTATAATCATCAACTATTTTTTTCAACTCAGTAATAGCCAATTCAATCTTATTCTCTGTTGGATTTTTAGTAATATCATCTTTGAACGAATAAACTAAATTTTCTTCTGATGGTTTGAATATATTATTCTCATCACTCTTTAAAATAATTGGCCTTGAATCAATGTATTTATTGAACCAAGATTTAGCCCCACTTCTAACTGCTTTGTAATAAAGTTCAATATTTGATTTATATTTCTTCCCATCTGTTAACTTCTGTACTTGAACCTTGTTCAATGAATTTAAAATATTTTGTTCAAACATCTCCAATTTATTTATCAATTGAGATAATGTCAATTCTGGAAATGCTTGATCCAATAAATTTTTTGATTTATAATCTTTATATACTTCTATTATCTTTTGATACCCAAGTTCTGTATTTATATCAATTTTATTTGACACTTGTGTTTGAGTATTACTCTCCCTTGATATTTCATACTTTTTAGTGTACATATGCGGACAAGCCAATAAATGACCTATACTAATGTCACTCAAAACATTATACTTGTAACCTAAAAACTCCAAGTCCACAGAATAATCACCACTTGAAGAGTTGAATCTTGAATTGAATTTTGTCATAACCAACTCATACCTAACAGCCTTTCCATAATATCCCTTGATTGTTAGATAAAATGGGGGATATGGTAAATTGAAAAATGCTGAATAAGGTGATTGATTACCTAAACTAAATAAAGCCCTGCCCTGGACATCCTCCATTGTTATGGTAACTGTTGGGATAAATGCTGATGTTGTCTTTATTGATATTTTTTTTATACCAAACAAAGAGTTATCTTGAACATTAATAGCATCATTTTTAAAATATGCCCTGTTCTCATCAAAAACAACCTCAGACCGCTTTTGATTAACCCCCTCTTTTTTCATAGAATTCTTACCAGTGAACTCATCATAATAACTAGATGTGAAAAAATCATCCTTAGTATTTGGTTTTAAAAAATTAATACTAGCCAAAGATATTGTCCTAATATCATCCTTTATGTTTGTACCAACCAATAGTTTAGTTCTTGGTATTAGTTTAGTTTCAAGATTTGCATACATAACAAAATCTTCAGGCTTAACCCCCCTATCATTAACAGAACCATCACTATTAACAATCTTATTTGGATCAATATATATTACATTCTGATAATCATATATGACTTTAATATCCCCTTGCTCATTTACCATAATAAAAGAAATGTGTTTCTATTGCTGTTTTATAGTCCAATAATGACGTTTCCAATGGGTATGGTATTTTTAACATAGCCCCATCATATATATTATTTTCCAACCCTCCAAACTGGGGATTTGCAATCATTATCAACCAACCAAAGAAAGGGGTTTGATAATATTGTTGTGATATCTTATCTAATCTACTTATGTTTTTCTTAAAAAAATAAACATTATCACTACTTTTGCCAGGTAATGTAACATAAGGAACTGTATTGTGCTCACTATTTACTGAAAATTGTGAGTATCTATTGTAATATTTTAAATTCATTTATTTAGATAATTTATTCTTAACCAATATAAAGTTATCTTTATTTTGATTCCAAGTTTTATTATTTGTTATATCATAATCTAACTTACTATTCAAATTAAACAAAGCCTCTTTCATATTATTATCCGGATTTTCCACAATTGAATATGAAAAATCATACTTGCTAGGGGTTATAGTTATACCTTTTAAGTTATCAACACTACTCTTAGATTTAGCAATTAATGTAGATTTATATAAATCTTCACCAGTTATTCCTAATGCAAACTCTACATTAATTAGACTTCCCCAATACTCTTTAAACATAGTTCTTATTTCACTATTGGTGGTCAAATTATTACTTGAAACTGATTTTATCAAAATCTTGTTTTCAAAGTCAGTCAAATTATCTTTATTTTTAAGTATTCCATAGAATAAAAAATAAATCAAACTTTCTTGAATATTAGGTAATAAATTATATGGATCAACTTTTTTATTTATAACATCAATAACTTCTCCAATATTTGTCTTTGCACTACCTAATATTTTTCTAACATTATCTGTTGTTGTTGTCAATTTATAAATTGAAATATTACCCTCTTTATCTTGATAACCATCATAACCTTCAGAATTATTATAGGTGGATGTCACAAACAAAAGTTTTGCCACATTCCTTTGATAGTTTTCTTGTGCTTTTATAATAGAATTAACAAATGAATTTACATCTATAATAATTTTATCAAATTCAGATTTAAGATATGAAATGTAATTATTTGTAACCTCCAACTGCACATCTTTCTGCGTTTTAAATGTTGTTTTTATTTTTGAAGCAAAGCCATCACTACCATTTTCAATTGCTTTCACAATTTGATTAAAGATGCTTGTCAAATTACTCTGATAACTTGTTGGTATGCCTAATAGTGCAAAATTGTCATCCTTAGTTGTTAAATAAACACCAACACTATTATTAACAGTACTCAAAACATAACCAATAAAACTAGAATTAAATCTAATTAAATTTTGTTCAATTATTGAAGTTATTGTTGTGATATACCCAATAGTATCTTTATTAGTCATATCAACAATATTACCATATTTCAATATATTATTTTCCTCATCTATTTCACCAATGGTTGTATATGTATTTGTTGTCTGTTGTGCAGTGTTATTTTCAATTTCAACTTTTTCTTTTTCTTTAATATAATCCAATATTTTTTGGTCAGTATCATTCAAACTCTCATCTGTAACATCTGCTCTTGCATCATAAACTTCAGTATTTGCATAGTAATTAAAATTTAATGCATTTTGTAATTTATCTATAGCAGTATCTAATCCGTGTGCACCAACAAATGTAAATGATAAATTTACTTTTGCTATCATTGGTTGAAGCCCAATACCTTCTGGATTCAAATCCAAATGCTCATATGTTAAACCTAATGTACCTGGTATTATCTTTGTATGAAAAAAATCACCTACCCTCAATACTAAAACTGGGGGAATTCCAAATGTTGTGTTTTTTGCGTCTTTATAATCTTTTGTCCCATCTTTCTTTATTGTAGGAATTGTATTACCAGGTCTTAGACATTGTTGTAAAAAAGTTAACCTCCCATTTAAACCTTCAGGTGTTGTTGAATGAAATGCAGGACTAAAATATTTTAATTTTTCTTTTAAATTATTATACACAAAAGGATCAGTTTCTTCAATTGTTGCAAAATAATCACACTCTGATAATAATTTTTGTAACACTTTCTTTGAAACATTTCGATATAATTTATTTGTAATCTCTGTGAGATTTTTCTCCTTTGTTTGTCTTTTTATTCTAACATCAGAATTTGTTATTGTTGGTTCTTTCTTTTTTGGTTCTGTTGATATTGTTGCTTTTATATTTGAAATTAATGTTCTTCTACAAGCCATAGCTTGTTTGCTGTATATTTTATCTTCTGTAAATCCTGAACAATTAACAGTAGGAAAATATGGTTGAATTTTAGCACCTAATGATTTAGGGTTAACATTTTCTCTTTCACCTTTTGATATACTCTTAAATTTTAACCTATCACTATATTTTACCTTAGACTTAATATATGTTTCTACAATATTTGTACGTCTATTACCTAATGCAAAATTATATTCAATTGTTTGTGGTCTTGATGCTGAACCAACCAAATCAATAGTTATTATAGCATTCTCATCTATCAAAAATTGATTAATTTTATCAATAAGTTTAGTTAAACCTGCAAAATTATCTTTAACATATAAATTTATAAAATCTTTTAAATTAGTATTAATATATCTAGGTTTATTAATGTAAGTGTTATACAAACTATCATAAGTTGATGTATTACCAACTAAAGGTATATCATTATCAAAATAAAAAGACATAGATTTAAACTCCTCAAATTCACTTGATTTATCTACTTCAACATTTTTACCAGTTTCATTTGTTGTTGAAGGATCTTTTCCTGTAATATAAGTTCTATTCAAAATATCAACCTCATCTTTTACTGTATAACTTTCTTGGACTTGTTTTTGTATTTCTTCTAATTCAGAAAGAGTCATTGTATTGTATATTTTTGCTAATTCATACAAATCATATGTTAAACAACCAGAAAAAAATGATTCTAATATCCCATTAACTCTTTCAGAATTGCTTTGATTTTCTAAAATTCTATTTGTTATTACATTTAACACAGATGGGTGATCAACAACAATACTAAATTCTAAAGTTCCTGTTCTACTTGTATTTTTATATGTATAAACTTTTTCAGGTCTTCCTAAAAAATCATTCTCATTCCAATTTGATGTTGATGAATCACTAAATTTTAAATCATATGGTGGAAACCACATAATTCTACCCCCATTCGGGCCTTTCTCACATTCAGGTAAATTGAGAAATAAATCAGATGTTCTCCAAGCCAAATTCTCAATAGACAACATATATTTCTTACTATCATTACCTTTCTTAGGGTATATACTTAAATCATAAGTTTTATTAAAAACTGAACTTTTTAACCTTCTACCTTCACTAACTATACCATCTTTTTTCTGCAACCTACTATAAGTTAAAAATGGTGTGTCTTTTGTAAATAATCTACAATACTCCTCAAATGTTCCACCATTTAAATTTGGTGAATATTTTCTAACTTTTGAACCTTTTGTAATTTCTTTATAACCATCATTAAAAACTTTACTTACTTGGTCTATAGCATTACCAACATGTTTCAATCTATTACCCCCATTTGGTTGTGAATCAACTAATTTTTGAGTATCATCCATTATTGAACCTGGCTTTAGTTCAAATTCAGTGGATTCAGTCAAACCATATGTTGCTTGTTTTGTATTTGAATCACCAAATACTTGCCCATTCAAACCAACATCTTTACCAGCATTTGTCTTGTACTTAGGTGAAACCCAAGTTAACCCACCTTCAATACCACCACCATCTGTAAATGCTTGACCATTTGCACCAATTTTGGGTGCAAAATCTTCACCTTCATATAATTTTGAAACTTCTGATGCCCCATAAACAGGCGTTTGAACTCTTCTTCCAAACTGATCTTCTGGCAAATCCTTTTGTGGACCAGTAACATCTGTTATATCTAATTTAGAACTACCAACATAATAACCATTTTTATCCTTTGTGAATAAATCAATAACACCACCTATTACACCATCTCCCCTATAATTTGGTCTATATAAATTAAATTCAATATTTGCAAATAAGATTGATTTCTGACCTTTTCCTGTATTTTCAAAGAAGAGTTGACTACCAGTTTTCTTCTGCTGAAATAAACCCCCTAGAAAGCCCTTTTTAGGCTTACCAGTAAGACTTATTGTTGGGTCAAAGTAAGAGCCCACAATTGTAGGAAAAGGCAACTCTGCCCCTGCTAACTCCATTCCTAACTGTGCTGCACCAAAGATAAAATTGTTGGTTCTTGTAATTGTCCATATTGGTTCAATAATAGGTTTTACACCTGTTATCAAATTATAAACATCTAATGGGTCATTGATGTCAGAAATAGCATTTTCAAAACGTGTTAATATATTATACTTGCTAACAAATCTTCCAACCCTATCTTCAAAATATTCATTTAATTTTTCTGAACCTAATCTAACAATATATGAGTCAGCTGATAACTTAGACTTGGTATTTGCATTTTTTGTGAAAAGTTCAAAAGCAGTATATTCTGATGGGGTAAATGATGGATTACCATTTACATAATAATACATTATGCCTCTCTTTGGTAAATTTGGGTCAAACCAATAATCATCTTTCTCTATATAATATTTGGCATCACTATATACATTATATTTTACATCAACACCAGAATAGAAATTTTTGGCAACATTATTACTTAAATCTTGTAAATTGTTTTTTAAAGTGGATGCCTTACTATAATTGTATTCACCATTATTAGTCTTAGTATTCCTTAATTTAAAAATATCTGTAACAATCTTATAACCACCAATTGTGCCAAATTGATTTCTTGTATAAGCCTGATTGGCATATACTGCTGTATCAATTAAATTATCAGGTGAGTCTTTTACATTAAAGACATTTAAAGGTGACACTTCATAATAAAATGGGGGTGTGTTACCAAAAGGTGATTTCTTATAGGGTGTTAAATTCCTAAGTGTTAATTCTTTTCTATATCTATCACTATTACCAAAATCTAAAGGACTACGCATTATATGGTTTTAATATATAAATATTAAATTTTTGGTAATTTTTAAAACTAAGTTGGATATGATTTTTATGCATCAAAAGAACCATAGCCAAGTTTTTTACTTATAGTTGTTAACTTATCAAGTTCAATAACTTGCGTTATAGTATTTTTCTCAATAATTTGCCCTGTTTCATTTTTAACTTTAATGTCAAAATTAACTGCTAATTCCCCTTTGGGTTGATTATTAGGATCATTAAATAATCTTCTCTGTCCCTTAAAAGGACTTTCATCAAAAGACACCCCTGGTAAATTCTGTGGGTTAGGTTCTATCTTTAAAAACTTTTTTAATAAATCTGTCAAATCCCCAATACCATTTAGTTTCTCCAAAAGAGATTCAAGACCATAACCTGTACCATACCCAGAACCAAGTACCTTGGAGTCTTTTATACCTTGACTAATGTTCTTTGGTATTTCTGCAATGTAACCACCAATTGATTGAAATATTTTTTCCATATTTACAGCAAAATCGCCCCCTTTATACATATCAAAAGCTGGATTAACTACCCCCCTTATTGTTTCTCTTGCGGTATTTCCACCAGGCACACCTTTATATGCAATATCACCTAAATCACCAACACCTGTTCTAATATTTTCTTGCAATCTACCCATAATTGATTGCTCACTAACTGCTCCAAATAATAATTTAAACTTAATTGCACCAACATCATTTGCTATTGAACTCACAATATCCATTGAATCCCTGGTTAACTCCTCCAATGTTTTTGGTTCTTCTTTTGACAAATCATTTAATTTTGCAATTTGTTTATCTGTCAAATCTTTTACTGCTGTTACAATACTTTCACCAGTCTTTTCATCAGTTACTTTAATTTTATATTCATTATCTGAATCCAAATATGCCAAGTTGGCAACAAACATTTTTTGCTCATCTGTTAAATTAAATTTAATATCAATCTCCCCTGCTCTTGCATTGAACTCTGCCAAATTTAAAGACATTTTTTTAAATTCTTTTTCATTCATGCCAATTGCTTCAGCCATCTTTTTCATTTGATTCATTGCTGATGGATTTATTTCAAATCTACCTGCTTCCTCATTGAATTGTGTGAATTTCTCCCCTGCTTTTGCAACACTCATTATTAAACCTGCTGGGTCATTTAATGATTTATTCATTAACATAAAAGGATCTGCCAAATCTCCAACAAAAACTCCAAGTCGTTGGAATGCTGCTGCTGTATCAATTGCCCCCTCTGGTTCAAAAACTTTGTCTGCAATATTTTCTATTTCATACATAGTAACTTTCAAGATACTTGCTTGTGCTGCCATCTTTGTAAAACCCAAAACACCCTCTTTAAATGAAAACCTATTTAACATGTCTGTATTTTCAACAACATTACCCATTACACTCTTAGCATTAACCCCAACAGTCCTAATATAATCTAATGATTTTTCTAAATTTTCTCCAATTTTTGATGCCATAATACCAGCTTGACCAAAATTAGTAATCAATGTACTAGCATCTTTACCTAACAATGTTTGAGCCGCAAATAACTTCTCATAAACTTCTGGGTCAAATATAACATTTCTACCCATTGCATCTGTCGCATCTTGAATAATCTTTACAGTCTCCTCAACACCACCCCCTAATTTTGCTACTAAAGGTAAGGTGTCAGCAATTGTAACTTTGAACTCACTTATCCTACTTCGTGTAAGAATTAACTCTTTATTTAAACTTGTTGCTGCTTTTTCTAAACTAAAAAATGCACCCTTGAAATCATCAAAACCTGAAAGAGCATTTGTAATTTTCTCCTTTCCTGCTTTATCACTTATTGTACTTAATAATACATCAAAAATTTTACCAGTAATCTTACCAATACCGCTTTCATCCTTTGGGTTTTCTTCAAACATATTTTTTTACATTTATATATAAATAGAATAAGGGGTGATTTTTTGTCACCCCTTATTTTCTTCAATCCATTTATTAATTAAAAATTTCCGTATAAAAATTGGCATATTTAAAAAATCAGTATAAGAAATATGCAATAATTTAGTTAGATAGTAATATTCAGTTAATTGTCCCAACCTATATTCCGAAGAAAGGGCGAAAAAACTCCACCCCAAACCCAGCATACACTGTGGTCATATCTCCGGATGGGGTCATTATATTTCTTTTTAAATCTAGTTTAGGCTCATTTTCATTCAAAAACTTCTTTATGTGTTTTGAATCAGCAATAGGCATTGAATCAACATATTTTGCAATATATGTTTTATCAGTATTATCATTAATACTTTGTATTTCTTTTGTTAGTCTTAGTGTAACTCTTGGAGCAGTTCTTGTTGGGGGATAATTATCAATTATATCATTTATCTCTAAAATCTCACCATATGTTAAAGGTTTTATTTTCACAACATCTCCTGTTTTTGGCAATTCTGTTGTAAACAATCCATCTAAATCTGGGGAAACTCCTTTAAGTATTGATAACTCACTCAAATCAACAGTTGTTTTAAATTTAGTATTTGTTTTTGGATCGTTTACTGATAGTTCCATTTCAGTACCAAAAGAAGTGTTTCTTAAAAATATCAATATTGCTTCAATATCACCCTCAAGCATTTCTTCAGGTCTTAAATCATGCTCATATATTTTATTTCTTAATAATTGTAGAGTGAAATTCTTTGATGCCCCAAGCAACAAATTTTCATCAGATGCTGTTAGATACCCAACTTTTATTGATTTTTTTTTGGATTTATAAAAAATACCACCTGAAGGTAAAATAACCACATCATGTGGTAAATCAAAATTACTTTTTCCTATTTCATAGGATTTATCTTCTTCCATTTTTTTATATTAAATATAAAAGATTTATTATAAAAAGGAAATATATTATTCATATTCCCATCTTATATTACCACAATCATATATTCTATATATTTTTCTTTCAAACATAATTTCTTTTTCTGTTTTATTTTTATCAAACCCTTCTTTAATTAATATTGATTTTCTAAAATTAAACCTATAATGCCTCTTGCCATTTATTATATATGAATAATTTGGTTTTGATTTTGATATTTCTTTAAACCCCAATTTTTGATACAATGATCCATCAAAATATCTAATATCTGAATATGATATTATTTTTATAGGTTTATATTTTTTCAAAAAAAACTTAAACAATTTGGATGCACCCCCAACAATATGAGTAAATGTTTTATTACAAAACCTTGTTAATTCCCACTCATTTTCTTTCCCAGCCATTATTATTCTACCTTTGGCAAAAGACATCATAGAAACTAAAATATCCCCATATAAAAGACCTATGTTAATTTTTGAATTAACTGCTCCCTGGATGTGATTCTCATCATAAAATGTTTTAACTTGCTTATTAGTTAATTCAACAATTTTACAATTCCTTGCAAATATCTTGTTGTTAGTTAAATTAAACCTATTTGTTAATATTGATTTTACAATATCTTTTTTGTATTTCCATTCATCTTCAAATATATGAATAATGTCAATGCCTTTCTCATTGAAAAAATTTGTCTTATTAATATGTTTATCATTTTTAACAAAAAGTTCATTGTGCCAATACAAACCATTCACCTCAATTCCAATATTTAAATTTGGTATAAAAATATCAATTTCTTTATTTTTTTCAACTCTATATGATTGTATGGTTTCAATACCTAAAGATATAATATAATCATTAATTTGATTTTCTAAGTGTGAAATACTTGATTGACCAATTTTATTGCATTTGGTACAAATAACACTATTCTCTTTATGCCTCTCATAAAACAATTGTTTATTTATTGTAAAATCTTCATTGCACCTATCACAAGTTAGTGTGACTTCATATTTGTTGACATCCTTAAAGTTGAAATCTGGATATATACTTGCATATTTATCATTTATAATTTTCTTAAAATCATCACTCTTTGAGAAATTGTCCACACCATATTTATCCAAACAAGTTTCAATATATTTGTTATAATTATTTGTGTTACCATATTTATCAATTTTTGTTTGAATTCCTTTTGTTATATTTGAAAAATTCTCATCCCCATAGTTTAATAATTTAGTTTTTTTAACTTTATCAATAAATGATTTATGTTGGGGGAAATAATCAATTCCATATTTTTTATTGAAAGTTTTCTTCATCCTACTTAACATCTCACTTTTATTTGAATTGATGCAATCAATAGAACAAAAATCACCATAAGGTTTATCAAACCTTTCTCTAAATTTTATATCATTACCACATGTTTGGCATTTAGGTCTATTTTTTAATTTATTAAAAAAAAACCATATCTTTTCTTTGAAAGAAAGATTCAAATCAATTTTTGATGAATAATTAACAATTTCATCATATTCAATAGGGTAATTGGTTTTAAACCAATTTTCCTTTGTTTTGTATCCAGATTTATTGTTAGTTATAAAAAATGAAAAATCCATATATAAATGCTTTAACATAAATATATGGATTTTTATTTTGGATGTAAAGGATATGTATAAATTAATAAACCAAAATACATCTATCTGGTTGAAGTGTTGCAGTAATCTCAGCCAAAGCATCACCTCCATAACCTAATGGACCAAAATCAACGTTTGTTAACAAACAATTAACTAATATCCACTTCTCAATCACAACACCTGTTGGATCAAGCATTTCTAAGTCAACATCTTTCTTATATCCAGCAGCATAACCCATTCTACCTGTTACAGATTCAGCATGTAGTCTAACCCATTCCATTAATGCTTGTGCAGCAGAAGGTACAATAGGGTCTCTAAATTTAACTGTAATAGGATTCCATTTAAATTGCCCAGAAACATATGTTTCTGTGTTCAAAAATTTAATTGGTGTTGAAGTTATATCTATTTTAGGTCTTGCAGCTGACTCCACAAACCATTCATTTATACCTAAACTTGCGTGAAACCTAAGAATAAATCTATTCTGCCTTTTAGGTTCATAAGGTAAAGGCATTTTCATCAATAAGTCCGCCATATTTTTTTATTTATAAATATCTAATTTTTTATTTTTTATTTCTAAAAGTTAACTTTTTTCTATTTACTTTTATTTTTTATTAAAATATACTTATATATTATAGGATATAATAAATATTATATAGTTTTATATATAAATACTAATATATCTCTTTTTTACCTTTATTTGTACTATAAATTGTTAAATTATCTTTTTTAACTCTTTTCTTAATTGTTTCTAAATTTTTAGGATCATCATCAGAAAAACCCATACTAAAGTATTTTTCTAATTTATTTTCACCTGATAAATCTTTTTTAATATTATATTTCTTTTTAATTACATTAGCTAATTTCTTACAGTAAGAATAAAATTCATTTAAAGCATCAACCTTTGCATCTTCAGGATTAGCAGCAGAACCAGAATCTCCAAAACTAACAGGATAAAATTTACAAAGAATTAGATAAGCATCAATCATTTCATCATCAGATAATAATGAGTCACCAGAAATATCTCTATATTTTTTAAGATTGTGAACCAATCTATTTTTACTTATTCCATTGAAATTGTTTTCAATATATTTTCTAACCCCCTCTCTTAAAGTATTTGGATTATGCCCCCTTGCAGTTATAATTGAAAATATAGATCCATTATTAATGGCTTCTTTAAAATCATCAAATGCTGGACCTAATTTTGCAATCATTATATCTTCAATAAATTGTTTATCCCCATCTGTTTTAAATTGTCTAAATGGTAAATTGGCATAATTAACTATTGTTGCACCTCTATATTCAAACTCTGATGAACCTATTTGACTTCTATATTTAGCAAAATCATGTGTTGACATTCCAACTTCTTCTCCTTCATTATCAATTAATATGATTTCTGTTGGCATATAAACAATATTGTCATCCCAATCAAAAGCATAATACTTCATATCAGGTGTACTGTTTTCTTCAAAATTTTCTACAATTATCATTTTATTTTTTATAATAAATATTCTTTTTTTTGGAAAATACAAGATAAGTATATATCTTTGCATCAACAAAAAAACAAAAGATGAAAATCATAACAACCATCCAACCTTTACTTCAAGACAAATTGGAATTTAATCCAAGTGAAACTATGAAATGGCTAACTTACAATCAACCTATATTCTGGTCATTTGGTGTATCAAAAACAATAAATGTAAATAACAAAGGATTGCTAATTAGAGTATCTGCAAGAAGACACAAAGGTTGGATTTTAATCACCTTAAATGGTAGTGATTTATATGATGTTCATTTATTAAATACTTTGGGTAAAGTTAAAAAAGTAATAGAAGATGTATATTGTGATACTTTATTAGATGTAATAGATGATTCAATAGAAAGGATACCTGAATACACAATTTGATTACAAAACCCCCATTCTTTAATTAGTTTGGGGGTTTTTTCTTTACTTTATTTATTATTTTTTTTATTTTTTTCATAAAATATTTAATGAAAAGAAGTAGGCAAAAAACAAATAGCAAAGGCTTTGGAATATATTTAGTTATAGGAATATGGGGTTTATTTTTATTAGGCTTTATTTACTCCCCAAAGAAACCAAAAGAAAATATAAAAGAATTATCTTCAGTTATAAAAATTGAAACTCTATATGTTGAAAAAGTATTACTTGAAAAAGTTGAATCAAAACCAGTTAAAGTTGAGAATAAAATTGATAAATATGCTTATGCTGGTAGATCTTATGGTTATGACAAACGCAACTTAAATAGAGAACAATTACAGAAATATCTTGAAAAAAATGGTTTTAGGAATTTAAAAAATACCAATCTATTTAAGATGAGAAGAATATGGATGGCATACAACTATGAACCTATGCTTATGAATGTTCACCTAATCACAGATTTCCCCTTATCAATGATATATTCATTCTTTATAATTGAAGCAACAAACAAAGGTATTGAAACAAATCTTTGGAGATTACACGCAAATGCAGGTGGGGGTAAAGCCATAAAAGGTTATGGTACTATAACTTACAAAACAAGAGAAGTTATTAGAGGTAAAAATAAAATGATAAATGCTAAGTTTTATAGTGCCAACTCAACTGAACAAGGCATTGAAGCCTGGGCCAAAATACTAAACTCTGGTAGATATTATGATTGTAAAAAAGCAAATTATAAACTACCTAAGAAAGATTTATATGAAAGCATTTGCAAGTGTGTGTATGAATCAGGATATCACACAGACCCAAAATATAAATTTAGAGCAGAATTTATGGCAGAATTTTGGAGAATAAAAAATGAAAACTTCCCAATAGAAGAATTCTAAAAAAAACAAACCCCCCACCTCAATGTAGAAGTGGGGGTTAATGTTGTAAAAATCCATCATTATGCACCATTATGGTATTTAATGATGTAAATATCCAACATTATATGTCTTCAAATGAAGCACCAGTAGGCGTTATCACAAATTCTAAGGAAATAAATTCAAGTGACCTTGTAGGTTTAATATATATTTTTCCACTCATTGTATTTCTATCTATGTCCTCTGGGTCAGATGAAACTGTAACACGGAAATCAGTAAGACCACGATCCCTTCTAATGCCATCTAAGATTGGATTTACTGTGTCCAAAAACTGTTGGCGGACTATCTGGTCATTTTGTTCAAAAAGAAGCCTCACAGCCACCGCAGAGATTAATTTACGTGCTTGTAATAACAACCTTCTAACATTAAGTCTATTTAACGCAGATTCTCTAACTTGCAATGTTTTATTACCCCATATTACAGTATTCACATCAGAAAATGTTGCAATTGGATTTATTCTACCTTGATATAAAACATCTCTCTCATCTTGAGTTAATTTAAGCCTTGCCTTAACAGAGTTAACCAAACCTCTACTATAACCAGCTGATGCAAACCAAGGGAATGAAACATTATCAGTCAATGCCAAATTTCTACATACCTCACCGGTTGGGGGAATATAAACTTGTGTATTGTTTGTTGTATCTCTAACTAAAATCCAAGGGTAATATGTTGCTGTATAATTTGAATCAATGTTTGTTTCCTCCAAAGATGCAATTGATTCTTGAGGATAAATATATGCTTTTGTATCTGTGTCTAATAAATCTGCATCAGGTGTTGTTGTTATATAAATTGAGTCTGCTCTTTCATTTTCAATCATATCAATTGTTGCTTCAACCAAGTTACTATTATTAACATAATCAATACCAGGTGTAACAAATACATTAATATTAACTGACTCAGGGTTTTTATATGTTAGTATAGCTTTTAAATAAGCATAATAATCTGTTGTTGCAAAATCCATTGTACCATCGCCTTCAGCAATTTGTTTAAATGTTCCTTGCCCTGTTGCAGATGCATAATTACCAGAAACACTTTTTGCACCTCTCATATAACCAATTCCACCAAGTATATATTCATCACCATTTGTTCTTCTTTCAGAATAAGCATCCCATCCATCAAAACCACCTTCAAATAAGACAGTGAATTTTCTTGAGTATAAGTAATAATATGGACTTGTATTTGAATCTGGTTCAGAGGTAAAACTACTAACACCAACTTCAAAAGCTGTTTGACCACTTGACATATATGAATTTCCAATAGTAACAATTGATGCACCTGAATCCATGTGGAAACCTTTAGTTATCATATTCCAATCAACACCATCAGATATTATATTTGTAGGGTTTTGTTTACCTTTATACTGTAAAAATGAATTATCATAACCATATGTTGTAGAAAATCCTAAATATGTTCTTTTTATATTATCTGCTTGAACTGTATTACTTGTAGCAAATGGTTGATTATTAACTACTTGATTATTATAATAATATTCTTTCTTATATAGAATACCTGGAGTTTTACTAGCTATTCCATATTTTCTATGGGGATATCCCATAAAACCACAAGGTAAAGCATCATTTGGATATTCTTCAGACATTTCAATCATCACATATTTTGAGACCAAATTATACTCACCATCACTTGTTCCTATTTTTTTAGCAATAAAACTATTTGAATTTTCATCTAATGTGCAATTTGTGTATTTTTCAAGAACAATAGGTGCAGAATCAGAATCATAAAAACTTCTAACCAACACATCAAATGTTCTATTTTTAAATGACATATTAACAATAGATATTTTAACTTCAGTATTAGCACTACTACCATCAGATATTGTAATAAATCTAAATAAGTTATAAACCTTATTACCTCTTAATTCAGAAACAATATATGGTGTTTTTGGTGATTGGTATTTTTCTAAATACCATCCTATTGAATATTGACTAGAACTTCTAGCACTATTAGTAAATGTTAAATTTGCTCTTAAACCACGTATATAACCCTTCTCATACATTTGTTTTAATAAAATAGGATAATGCTCCTCAACAAATATTGGAGTTTCTGATTTTGGTTTTTCAAAATTATCAGTACCTAAAACATTTGTAATGTAATTTGAACTTGTATCTTTCATAGATACATTAAATGTGAATTTTTTATCACTTGATGTGTTACCACTTATAACAAAATCAGCATAAGGATTTCCAAGTATATTTGAGCTATTTGTTGTGTCAATTCTTAAAGAATTATTTGGTATTTCATATATTTGACCATGCTCAGTATTAGAATATGAAGTCAAACCTCTTGATCTAATTGTTGCAACAACAACATTATCATAGTTTGCATATGTCATACCTGAAAATTCATATATAACACCAATAGCATCTACAATAGTTCTAATTTCATTAATTTCAAATTTTGTTACATAATAGTAAAATGAATAACCTGAATAATTTCCATTAAGTAAATTTGTAAATGTTGCATAAAACCAAGGGTAATTTTCTGATTTAGGTGTACCATTATCATTAAGTGGAATTATTGTACCAAAATGATTAGTGACACCTGATGTAGATGATTGTGATATATTATTGTTGTAAATATTTGTAGGTATTGAACCATAATATTGTGTTTGTGCAGATAAAGATCTATTTAATGAAACATCATTAACTAATGTTTTAAAATCATCAAAATATGTTGAAAATTCACCATTTGGTTTTTGGTGTACTTCTTCCATAAACTTATTTAATGTGATATAATCTTGAGTATTTGATAACTCAAGATTATATTCAGTTGTTGTAGCACTATACTTAATTGAAAAACTTTGACTTTCTCCAATATATTTAACTGAAGTAGTGTCACAATTACCAATAGTTGTTATTGACCAAGATGGACCAGCATCATATCCAGATAAGCCTAATACTCTTGTAACATATAATTGATTTGATTGTTGTAAATATGATTTTGCTATATATGCTGATTCATATTTTGGTATTTGTGTGTTTATATATTTTACAGGAGATGTTCCTCCAAAATATGCTTGATACTCATCATAATTTGATATGAAAATAGGTTCAAATGCTGGGCCTTTTAATGTTTCTCCAACCATACCTAATGTTGTAACACCCACACTTTGCGAAACAAATGTTAAATCTGTTTCTGAAGTATATACACCTGGTGATACAAATACTTTTTGATTTGCCATAATTTATTTATTTTATTTATATAAATATCTAAAAAACAATGAAAAATTTATTATTAAATTAAAAAAATAAGGTGTGGTTATTAGCCACACCTTATAAATTTTTATTTATGATTAACTCCAAGGAGTTCCTACGGGATTTCCTGGACAACTTGTTACTGTATCTACATTTCCTGAACTATCAAAAGTTACAGCATATTTGTATCCACTATATACAATTAGTGTGTAATTTCCTGGATTTGAGTTATATGTTTTTGTTGTTAGTGCTGTGTTATTGTATATTATTAAACCATTTGTTACGGCAAAACCATAAGTAATGTATTTTGTTAATCCAGCTGAACCATTACAAGCATCAGTAGAATTAGCATATGTTGGGCTACTTATTGTTATTGTTTGATAAGTTGGTGCTCCTGAATTTGATGGTGTTATTGATGGTGTGACTTCTGGTGTTGGTGAAACTGGTGGTGTAGTTGATGATGTTACTGTTGGTGTTACCTGTGATGTTGAAGTTACTGTTGCCGTTACAGTTGGTGTTCCACCTGGTGTTGAAGTTACTGTTGGTGTTACCTGTGATGTTGAAGTTACTGTTGCCGTTACAGTTGGTGTTCCACCTGGTGTTCCACCTGG